TTTTTTCTATAATAGTTTCACTTGATATATTCCCCTTGCTTTTATACTTTTCACCTTCTACTCCTGTTTTGTTTGGCTGGAGATTTGATAATATAATATCAGCATTAGGCATCTCTTTGATTTTTTCCTCGTCGTAAAAAAATGCTCCTATTGGAATGCTAAATGTATTACATAAACGTAAAATTGCTTCAACGTGCATAGGAATACTTCCTTCCATCCATTTTTTTACACTTCCGTAGTCTTTTGTGCCTAATGCTCTTAGAACATCTTTCTTAGTCTTTTGATTAACTTCCATCCATAGAAGAAGGAAGTTGTAATTGTAACGGTATTCCATATTTTAAATTTTATTGTTAAATATTTGTATGTATAGTTTGTTGTTTTATCTTGAAATATCAATGTTTTGCTTTAATCTTATTGAGAAAATAGTTAAATTCACAAATTAAATTGAAGAAAAACATTGTTTGTTTAAAGAAAAACTTTAACTTTGTACCGAAATTTACAAAATATATTATTAAGCATCTATGATTTTACAAAATTTAATAAGAGAAAAAAGACTGCAATCTTCAGATGTCTCTGTGATTGATAAAGAAAAACTTTATTCCTTAATGGAGAAATATGGTGCTTCACGTGGATTTACTTATGATAGGTTCTTTAAGGAAGGCTTTCGTTTGTGGGAATTAGTAGGTGTTGATTTTGTAAAAGATTTTTTCCTTAGAAGTAATCAGAAAAAAGCTGTCCTCGATTACCTTAATGTCTTGCGACTTAATGGTGGTTCGGGTGATGGATGGTTCTGGACTGCTATAGGAGAAGAATGGGGTCTTCGTGCTTCTTTTAAAAACTTTATGGCTCTTTTAGGTATGCTAAGTGATGTTACGATTCAGAAACGTTTTTCTTCTGACAACTGGAAGGAATTTGAACGTATTGGAATCGTTGCTATCCTTCGTGAACTTGAGCCTTCAAGTGATGTATCCTTTGATGCTGAGCAGATGCTTGAGGAAGTTTGGCAACAATCGCTCTCTAATAGGTGTGTTAAGTAATGAATTGTTAATAATGTGTTTGATTCTTGTTTAGAAGATGAAACGTGAAGCGTGTGTATCCTTATTGCGCCCTGTGGCTTATACCATTGATTACCGAGGTCAGCATGATGATAAGTTGACCTTTCTTTTTCGTGGTGCTTGCTGGGCACAGTTGGTACACACCTTTGCGTTTCTTGTTGGGAAAGGGCGTGGAATAGCACAGGATGCCTTTATTTATTGTTGCACAGATGCTGTTGCACGAAATGGGAAAGGCTCTTGGTATTATGCCGTTGAACTCGATGAACCTAATTTTCATTTTGCTTCTTTAGAGGATATGAAACTCTTAATAGAAGCACAACTTGTAAACAAACAGACCTGTAAGGTAAAGTATTTGAACTTAGATAGATTTTTAAATATATAGACATGAAACATTTAGATGTTACCTTTGATTTAGAAACCGCGAGTCTTTCGCCTACAGCGGCTATTATACAAATCGGTGCGGTTGCGTGGAACCGCTTTGAAGAAAAGTCAGAACGGCTATTTGAAGATGCTTATGAGGTCTCTTTTGGTGTAGACCTTCGTTCGGCTATGATGTCAGGCTTTGACATTGACCCTGAGACTTGTAAGTGGTGGAGCAATAGAGATGCAGCTTTGAAGAATAGTATTCTTAGCGAGCATGTTGAACATATAAAAGATGTTCTTCTAAGTTTTAAAGCATGGCTTGAAGAAGTTCGCTCTACGTCCAGTGCGGAGAGTATTTGTTTATGGGCACAAGGCTCAGACTTTGATGTGCCAGTTCTTCGCAATGCTTTTGAAACTTTCGATATAGACTTCCCTGTAAACTATCACGCTATCCGTGATGCACGTTCTATTGTTCTTGAAACTTTCGTACGTGAATCTATTTACTCAAAAGAAGAAGCATTATCCTTGATAAATAAGGATTATAATAAGGTGTATGACACTGTTTGCAATGGCTTTCGTAGACCTGAATGTTTGTCGGTAAATTTGGCGCATAATGCTCTTTATGATGCAAAACTTACGGCTTGGAGTACATGGTGTGCTCTTCATGGCGTCGATAATGTAAAACATGAGGGATAAGGCGGATGAAGTACGGATTACCTTATAAAGGAAGTAAGAACAGACTTGCAGAACGCATCCTGTCTATTCTGCCGAATAAAGAACATTTCTTTGATTTGTTCTGCGGTGGTTGTGCCGTTTCGCATGCTGCGTTATTGCGTCGTAAATTCAAGACTGTCCATATTTATGATATTAATTGGATGTGTCCTGAGTTGTTCGTTGCTGCCTTGGAAGGTAAATACGTTGATGAAAAACGTTGGATAAGTAGAGAAGACTTTTATAAGTTGAAGGATACTGACCCTTATGTGGCAATCGTCTGGAGTTTCGGTAATAATATGCGTGATTATCTTTATAGTCGTGAACGTGAACCCCTAAAACGAGCTATTCATTATGCCTTAGTTTTTGATGATTACGGTCCTGGCTTAGAACTGGGTCATGACTTTTCTTTCCTTAAAGAAATAAAAGGAAAACAATCTCGCTATCGAGCTATAAAGACTTACTTCTTCTTTAACGATGGAGATTGTCAGTCTTTTGAACAGACTGAAAATCTTGTTAGACTACAGAGTCTTGAGCGTTGTGTACATTTACCTTTTTCTCCTTTTTCGTGTGGAGGGACAGAACTCTCATATAGTTCTGTTGATTATGCGGATGTTTCTATTCCTAAAGATAGTGTTATTTATTGCGACATTCCTTATAAGGGTACCAACGTCTATAACACTGCTGAAGAGTTTGATTACGAACGTTTCTACCGTTGGTGCGCAGAGCAACAACAACCTGTATTTATCAGTAGTTACGAGCTGCCAGCGGATCAGTTCCGTTGCGTTGCTGAATGGGAACACCAGAATACTTTCTCGGCTTCGTCTTATAAAGTAGTTAAGGAACGTTTGTTTATTCCTATTCATCAAGAACCTCCTCAACTTGTAACACAGGGCTGCTTATTCTAAGATAAAGTATGATAGCCTGAATGTTAATGAACTTCTAAACAAAAGAACAATATGATTTTTGACCCTCTTATCTCGGAGATAGCAGCATTGCCGCTAACGATGCTTGTTCGTCCTGCTGACGTGCAGAACGACGACACGCAGACGGCTTGCTGGTGCCCTTTCAGTAAGGAAGAGGGCGATGGTGCTAATACTCCTCATTTTATCATCTATAAGAATGAAAGAGGTGGACTATACAAAGACCCTGTTTCACGTTGGATGTGTACTCGCACGAAACGACAGGGCTATGGTGCTATCGAACTCTATGCGGCTATTCATAACCTTGGCTTCTGGAGTGAACACAAGGGATGTGCTTCTTCTATCACCGTAGAGGGGGAGAACTTGCGCAAGGTGTGCCGTGAACTTGCCGTGAAATGTGGGTACAGCGAAGACGAGATTGCGAAGCGGTGGCCGTCTATCTTGCACCGTGATTATCGTGGTGTCAGCGACCGTCCTTTAACGTCATTCGATTTCCAACCTAAGACCGACTTCACACCACAGGAACTTACAGCTCTTGGGTGTTCGGTATGGGTGGATAGTAGCAATAAGGCTCACTTTGGATTTGATACTGACCGACTGGATAGTAAATGGCATTTTGAGCCTTACTTTATTCAACAGGATTTTGCTATCTATTCCCTTACAGAATGCACCTTACCAGCAGTCAACCGTAACGGTGAACCCGTCAGCGAGAAGATTTATGGTACACCATTCAATCCTCTCTTTCTTGCTTACGTCGACGCAGAAGATGAACGTTGTGGTTGCGTGTTCCGTCCTGCTATGGACGTGCCGCCTATTGTCTTTAGTAATGATGAAGAGGTTAAACCTTCCAAAGTGTCACGATGGTTGTCTGGTGATAGGGTCTTTACCTTTGCTGTAGAACATCGTACTACAGAGTCTACCGCTGTTCGTCGTGCTATAGATACGCTTGATCCTGAGGAAACCGTGACTGAAACTAAACAGGTCTGGACGGAGGGCGAAGATAAAGATGGCGTGCCTAATGGTCGTTGGCAATTGACAGAAGAACCTATCGAAGACAAGGACGCCAAGGCTCAGGGTGTGATTTTTTGCACGACTCCACAGGATGCAGTGGCTACTTATTATCATCTGAAAGCTCTTAGATACACTTTCCCTAAAACACAGCAGAAATGGTTCCACGTAGCATTTAGTTATGGTAAGGTTGATTTCTCACCTGTACATTATAATAAGTTGTCGCGTTTTGCTGAAAGAGTTTATACGCTTTTCCCTAACGACAATCGTAGTGTCCTTGCTGCTCGTGCTATAGGAAGGCGTTATCGTGACATACTGAGAGCATCCTTGCCTCCTAATATGTCCGACCGTCTTTATCTCCGCACTCCTCGTGTCTTTGCACGTCCTGTTCGTACCGTTCGCGACTTCTTCCTTGCTTATCGTATGCCGAAAGAAGAGAGCTTCCTCTATGATGACGACCTTGATCGCCGTTTTGTTGCTTGTATAACTTCGGCTTTAAGTTCTTGTCCTATGGAGAAGAAACAGAAACGAGATACACGTGGACGAGTGAAGGAAGACTATTACGTGATTGACCCTGCTACCGTCTGGGAGTTCATGGCTGCTGAGGGATATGTGCGTGATGTTGATATGGAGTCTACTGATAAGATCGGTCGTTTTGTACATATTAGCGGACCTTTCGCTGACGAGTTAGACGCTCCTTCTATGGTTCAGCGTGTGCAGGAATGTCTGACAGAATATGCACGCCAGAACAACTCTGACCCTGAAGACTATCGCCTAATGGTGCAAGCTATCAGTCGTGACAATAGGGAGGTAAACGAGAAAACTATCGGTTCACTCCCTGCTGTTCAGGTAAACTATAAGGATGGTTATGGCCCAGATGTAGATTACTTCTACTTTCAGAATGGTGCTCTTCGTATTACTAAAGACGACATAACGCTTGTACCTTATTCGCAGATTGATTTTAACATCGACCGTGGTGAGGTAATGCCTTGGCCATTCTATATGCCACAGTCTCATCCTTTCACTATTGAGGAAAATCCTGTTTATCAAGATAGAAAGAAAGCGATAGAGGCTAAGCGTGAACAGAAAGACGACAATGGTCAGCCGCTTTACACCCTTCAGCAGCTCGCAAGCGAAAGTACGGAACTCGCTCTTTGGGCACAAGGTCATCGTTGGATGGTGGACTGGAAAGGTAAGCAAGACAAGGATATGTGTCCGTCTTTACGTGTATTGCGTGGTTTTGCTAACGAGGATTGGAAGACAGAACAAGACCTTCTTCATGCTGGTAAAACGTTTTCTTCAGAAGAGCAACTTGAGTTGGACGGACGTATGGCAAACCTTGTCTTCTGTCTCGGACGTGTCTTGTGGCGTTACCGTGAAAGTAAGTCGAATTGTATTCCTTATCTTGTTGAGAATACTGTCAGTAGTAACGGACGTGCCGAAGGTGGTTCAGGTAAGAGTACTTTCGTGAAGATGTTTGCCGGTTCGTGCTGTTATATCCTCGATATTGACGGTAAGAACATAGAGCCGAGCCGTGATCTTAGTTTCTCGCTTTCCCGTTATGTGCATCGTCATCATCGTGTGGTCCATTGGGAGGATGTCAATCAGAACTTCTCGATTAAGTCGCTTTACAACTATGCAACAGGCTCTTTTGTGACACAAAAGAAATTTGTTGATCCACAGGAAATCAAGTTGTCTGAAGGTCCTGGGCACGTGGTTTCAAGTAACTATCCACTTTCTGATATGGACGATTCAACTATGCGCCGTGTGTGCTTAGGCGGTTTCAGTCATAGATTTAGTGGTGAGAATATTCTAAAAAACAAGGCAGCTCGATATATCTCTGACGTAATGCCCGACTTTAATCCTGTGTCACTCGACAGAATGAGCAACCGCACCCGCTCACAGCTCATTATGATTTGTGCCATTGCTGTACAGTTCGTTATGCGCTTTGATGAAAAGGTTGATGCACAGAAGAAGTATATGGAGCAGCGTACGCTTACTCAGTCGCTTGGCGAGTCTTTCTTGCGTTTCGCTCGTGTATTCTTTGGTCAGGAACACGTTTACGGCGTACCAATCGACCTTGATTCAATGTTGGAAGAGTACAAGGCTGACTATGCCGAAGCGTCTAAGAATAAAAACGATTCGTTCTCTACAAAGGCTTTCAAGCGTCGTGTGATGGATTATTGCGAAACGTGTGGTATCACAATGAACCCACCGCAGATGTTCAGAAAGACAAAGAATGGACAGCCAAGCAAGGCTGAGCAGACAAACTACTTTGCGCACCAGGCTTGGTGTACACGTCGATACTTTGAAGGACGTGAGTGGGAAGGTGATACGACTATTCAGCCGAAGCAGGTTCGTGAGTTAGTTCGCACCGAACACGCTGTTTACTTCTATCGGGCAAAGGACAAGGAGCCTGCCGATTATGACGAACTGATGGCAACTTACACCGAGTTCTTGAAACAACCTGACCCTGCGCCTATCCTCGATGATAAGGGCAATGTGGTTGTTCTTACTGATGAAGAGCGACAGCGTTGGCGTGACTTTAAGGACCGTAGACAAGGAAAGTATAGCGGTGGTGGCGGCACTGTTACAACAACAACCCCCACACCTCCCGCAGTTGATGAAAGTGATTTACCTTTTTAATTAAATAGTAACAATATGGCAAGTTTTAATGGAAACATCGACTTATTAAAGCTAAAAGATGCTAAGTTGATGAGTATGGAAGAGAATGGTGCACAACGTAATTACGTTTGTATCCCTTTAGATTTTAATGAGATTTCCGTCAAGGATAATCCTCAAACCCATGAACAGATGGCTGTCTTGCGTGTGAATATCTGGCCTTACAATGAGGCTTATGGTAACGCTATCCGTCAGAAAGCAATCCAACGTGGTGACGACCCTAACAAAAAAGACGTACCAAGTCATGAAATGGTGATGAACTTTACACCCGAGTTTGTTAAGTTCTATGCTAAGGCGGTGGCTAAGAAGGTGATTGATGCTGACGGTGGTAAGCATCCTGAATGGGCTACACAAGACCCAACGGATGAGAACACCTCTCTCTTTAAGGCTGTACGAAATCGTATGAACTTCCGTCTTTGCTCCCTCTATATTCATAAGGCGCAACCAAAGCCACAGGCGGTTTATACGGCTCCTGTTGCACAGGGTGTTTCTGGCTACGTTGCACCTAAGCCTGATGAAGATCCATTTGCAGGTGCACCGACAAACGAGGACGACCTGCCTTTCTAAACTGACTATCTGATGCTCGCTGCTTGTCGTCCCGCACCCTAATTCCGATAGAGAGTAGGGCGGCAGCAGCAGCTTTTCTTGAATAATAATTCACAATAACAACGATATGAAATTTACTTTTCCTATTGCGGAGATGGTCCGCACGTTAAACGTTCTTGGTAAGGTGATTCAGAAGTCTTGCCCTATGCCTATCCTCCAGAACGTACTGATTACTAAGCCAGACCCAAAGGAGGAGGTTTATCTGATGACAGCGGGAAGTGCCGAGAGCATGATGACTATCAAGGTTAATATTACTATGGTAGACGGCACAGCCTTCAAGCCTATCTGTATCCCTCATGGGCAGTTTCTTCAAGTGTTTTCTGCCTTACCTGAGCAGCCTATCACAGTCGAAGTGGATGACAAAACTCGTGAAATCAAGGTACTTTATGACGGTGGTGAGTTTGTTTTTGCCGGCTTTGGCACGGATGAGTATCCTGTATTGAAGTCGTCTCACACTAATCTCGTTACGGTCTCTGTGCCTACCGATATTCTCCTTCCTTGTGTAAGTAATGCGCTCTTAGCATCGGCAAAGAAGAGTGAGCTTCGCCCTGTTCTAAGTTCTGTTTACTTGGATATTAAGGATGACGGTATTACTTTCGTGGGTACTGATGGACATAATCTCTTTCGTTACGTATGGGAGCATGGGGTTCCGTTCATTACTGAGGGTAAAGCTGCTGGCGTAGCTGTTCCGAATATCTTTGTATCTGCTCTCCTTTCTGCTTTCGATAAGGTCAGCGAAGTGAAGGTTTCGTTTGATGGCTATTGTTGCACGGTGTCTGCGGATAATATTACCTTTATCTTCAGTACGAGTGAACAGCGTTATCCAAACTACTCAAGCGTTATCCCAAAAGAACAACCTTATCATATTACGCTCGACCGTGACCGATTGAAGCAGTCGCTTCGACGTGTTTCTATGATGGCAAGCGAGGCGAACAATCTTGTTAAGCTAACTAAGCAGGCTGATGGTCTTCTGTTAGAAGCGGTTGACATTGATTTTGCCCGTAGTGCTAATGAACTTGTTCCTCTTGGCGAGGATAGTAATATCCCTGACGGTTTTACTATCGGTATGAAGTCGTCTTCTCTGTTGAACTTGCTTTCACCTATCGCATCGACTAACGTTGTGCTCAAGTTGATTGATGCTTCTCATGCGCTTATTCTCACAGAGGAAGGCAATAGTGCGCTAATCTGTATGGTAATGCCAATGGTTGTCTGATTTATGGGAAAGATAAAAGTCTATCTAAGTATGCCTATCAGCGGTCGCCCTCTTAAAGAGGCGATTGCTGAAGGCAAGCGCATCGCTGAAACGCTATCAGCAGCACACCCAAACTGGGAGATTATCAATCCACTTGATATATCAACTGGACTACCCAAAGAGGTTTGGGACCTTCCTGAACGTAAGCGTTACGCAGCCTTTATGGGTGCTGACATAGAAGCTCTCTTAGGTGAAGCGGATGCTGTTGCCTTTACGATGGGAGCCCTTGTTAGTAAGGGGTGCCGTCTGGAAATTTGTTTGGCTAACATCTATAACTTGCCAAGAATTTTCTTAAATGCCGCCGATAACGTTTCCCGTGTCGAGGGAACTAATATGGCGTTGTGCAGAGAGTTAAGAAAAGAAATCAATCAAGAATAATATACCTGACTTATGACAGAGAAAGATATAGAGGAACTCTTAGAAGCTGCTAAAGTAGTAAATCGTTTTCGTTCGTTAGCATCGACGTTTGTGTGTCCTGTTTGTGGCGAACCTCTTGAAGGGGATATAGATTCTATAAGCCTTTCCATCTTGAAACCTTTCGGTAGGCTTTTTTGTCCTAATTGCAGACTTTTCAAGGTTGAAGGTCCAGTTATCTCTGATACTGATGACGGTAAGGACGGGAAGAAACTTTCTCGAAAAGAGATTCTAATAAAGGCTTCCACTGGTGTGGTAGCCGTTGTGGAGAGTTATACTCACCTTACTTTACTTGCTGCTGAACACGAAAAGGACTTCTCGGATAAAGATATTCCATTCCTTAGATAGTGCTGATGATGAATACATATCTCCTTTATAGTATGCCTTTAAGGTGTCACACCTCGTTCGACAATCTCGAGCGTTCAAGAACCTTTTCACGTATGAGAAAGAACAGAAAAGGCTCTACCCCGTATGCGAATAGACGTAATCGTAAACGTAAAAACCGCATAAAGCGAAAGTAAACAACCCTTAAACTTAAACGACCTATGTTTAGTTTCAAAAAGTATTTTGATAAGAAGAAAGAACAAAAACGTATTGCACAGCAACATGTGTTGGAAAAGAAGTGCGTTGATTATTTCGACAAGTCTGTATCTCGAATGACTGGAAGTCTGGAGATGTTGGTAGGCGATATGCCTTTGTCTGTCGAAGGTATCTACTTGCTTGGAAAGTTTATTAACGATAGCTTCCCCTTGCAGGCGGTGAGACTTCATTGTCTTTACGAGGGTAGTCGTCCTGTCTTGTCTTATGGAGACTATCCGCAACGCTCGCCCTATGAATGGTTAACCGCGGTGGAGAATTTCCCTAAGGAACTTTGGCTTTCAGTTGATGACTATCCACGTCCAACCTGTCCTGCGTTGCTCCTGTGCGAGTATGGCGGCGGACATTACGAGGTAGTCGAATATGAAAACAAGACGTGGACAACACAGCTTTGCTTTCCTGTTAAGCCTACTCGCTATTTCGTTCTTAACTTCCTTAAAGATAAAGAGTAACCACTTTCACGTCATTCTTTAGTCCACTTCGCCTTTAAGAGTGAAACAAAAGTGTACACTTTGGTAGCATAAAAGTGTACACTTTCAACTCTCAAAGGTGTACACTTTCGCATCACTAAAGTGTACACTTTAGTATCATCAAAGTGTATACTTTCGATTTTCGCAGGTATATATCTGTCCTAACTAAAATATAACGTTTAATTATCTTTGCTGTTGCTTTTTTATGAACTATATAGATAATAGCGTTTAGAAATGTTAGATGATAGTAGTAGGTGGAGTTATAAGAATTTTTCAAAATTTATCGCTCATGAGTTCTATCGTTTTTAGATCAGTAAATAGTGTTCCTGGATTAGAAGTTTCTGCTTCTGGCGAATTTCGTTATAAAGGACGTTCTAAGAGAGTTCTCTTTTGTTTTACAAATATAGGGAGAAAAGCTACGGCTCGTATAACTATTATGATTAATAGTAAGAGTTGTTATTGGCAGGCTGCAAAGTTGGTTGCTGAAGCATGGTTGAAAAATTATAATCAAGATGATTATCTGGTATATCGAGATGGTGATATTCATAATATAAAGGCGGAGAATCTTTGTGTTTGTGATAAACGTGAGTATTATAAATATACACGTCGTAACTCTGGCAATAAAGCAAAAAGTGTTTCTGAGCGAATCGCAAAATTGGAACTTGTTGCTAACGAGGCTTTGATGACTAAGCGATATTTTGAGTCTCTTAATATGGCTGAAATAAACACTCACGTGAAAGAATATCTCTATCCATGTCTAATGGAATATGCACAAAAAACGATCCATTTAGGAGAAGTGTCGTCTTTAGAGCAGGTTCCTAATGCTTTAGCACGAATGTATGAGTGTATAATGAATGGTATGTGTCTTTATAATTATGAGCGATATTGTAAAAAACTTTTGTATAACTATAAAAAGAAGGGGCATTTCGGTGTTACTGGTTGTGTTCCGAAACCTATTCAAATAGAAGTTGAAAAATTAAATTTAGATTGCCTATGGAGAAAATTCAAAGTAAAACAGACAAAGAACTAATTAGAAACGTCGCCTGTGTTTCCACGCAGGCGACGTGGAACTCTCACTAATGTTTTTCCTTTATTAGTAAATTAAAAAAAATATATATATGATATATGGATATTTAAGAGTGTCCTCGGATGAGCAAGATGTTAACTCTCAAAGGCAAGGTGTTGAAGATTTTTGTAATGCAAAGGGATGGACTATTGATAAGTTTATAACGGATGAAGGTGTTAGCGGTGGCAAAGACCCAGATAAAAGAAACTTAGGCCCGCTTCTTAAATTGGTTCAGAAAGGAGATAAAATCATTTGTTCAGAGATCTCTCGACTTGGACGTGATTTATATATGGTTATGGATATTCTTCATTTTTGTATGGAGAAGGAATGTGTTATATATACGGTTAAAGATAAGTTCGTCTTAGGAGATGATATAAGTAGTAAAGTCCTTGCTTTTGCTTTTGGTTTGTCTGCCGAAATAGAGAGGCAGATGATTCGACAGAGAACGAAAGAGGGTTTACGTCTTAGGATGAAAATGGGCGTTCTGCTTGGTCGTCCTATTGGTCGATGCAATTCAAATGAAGCTCAGAAATTTGGTGAATGGAAAGATAAACTCGGTCAAATGGTTGAATGGCAGATGAGTCCACGGCAGATTGCAGCTGTTATTGGTTGTGATAGGAATACAGTTTCTCGCCTTGTGCAACGGTGGGGATACGCTGAAACTTGGAAATATAAATCAGAGTGGGCAAGTTCTGAAAACTCCAAGCGGGCTCGTGATAGAATGCCTACTTATAAAGATGGTGAGTATGCTATTGTTGATTTGGATAGAGATAAAGTTATTTCACTTATTAACGCAGATTTAACTATTCCTCAAATAGCGGAGACTATGCCTAATTATACTTACGAGCAAGTTTATGATACTATTTTGTGTGATAGCGAGTACAATTCATTGTATAGACAACATGGACAATTAAAGGTGAAGAAATGGAAACATTAAAAGAACTTTTTAATAAATCTTGTCTTTCTGTGGGTATTCCTGCCCTTAGAATGGATACTTGTGCGAGAATTTTGTCAGTTCTATATGTTCATGGCAATAATGAACAGTTTGTTCTTAACAAAACTTTCCTTTCTGATATAAAATATATCCAGGAACGTTTTAAGATTTCTGGTGGAGAGACTCCCGATGCTGCTTTTTCGACATTATTAAAGAGGTATGTCGGTGAACTTGAGTCTTATGAGGATGTTCACAAAAACGATGCCACAGCCAGAGAAACTGTATTCAAAACTCATGTCCCAGAATGGGCTGTGAGTTTGTTTAAGTCGCGGTATGGGATAAAGCTTATTAATTGATACAATGTTTCTGTTGTCCTTACTAAAGTATAACGTTTAATTATCTTTGCTATATGAAAAGAATGGCAATCAAATACAAGGTGCAGCATAGACGCTCACAGGTGTCTGGTAAGCATTATGCTTCCTTAGCTGCTGTCTCTAATGGACGTATTTCTTTAAGCGACCTTTGCGAGGATGTCGCCTCTAAGTCGCACATGGAAGCTCACGAGATTCGTGGCGTAATGGAACGTCTGGCAAGTCGTGCGCAAACACTTCTCTCTCGTGGTTTTCGTGTAGAGTTTGGCCCTGTCACTATCTTTCCAAAATTGTCCGGTACGCTTACCGATACAGAAACGCACGCTGCTACCGCTGATGATCTTTCTGTAGTAAAAGCAAAGACTACACTCGGTGCTACCGTTTCCCGAAAGTTTACACGTGACTTTGCAGAAGGTTGTAACTGGCAGAGGATAGACGAGTGATGCAGAGAGAGGTAATAAGTAGAACTATCTTTAATCCAGAAATGGGGGGGGTAGTAAGAACACTTAAAGCGAACTATTACAAGATGGGTAGTCGGAACTTCCTGTTTCGTTCTGCTGGTTTTATCGCATCTTGTGTGTTGAGTGAATATAGTTTTGAAAATTTTGATAAAAAGACACTATTACCTATCTGTGTGACAATCGATAATTGTGTAGTAACACTTGCTTCCAGATATGGTAATATGGATTGGTCTAATCTTATAGGTACACAGCATTATCCTATGACCGCTGTAATGGTTGAATATGATTTGTAAATTTGTTGGTTGGACACGTGATGATAATGGAAAGGTTCTAAACTGGCACTTTAAAGACATTTGTAATACGATTACTTCCAAGGCTGGTAGAAATGGTAATACCCCTCCTTTTGTGTGCATTAGTAATAATGATTCTAATAAAAGTATGATTGCAAAGATTTATCCCGACGGACATCCTGACTTGTTGGGAAAGAAAGACCCTACGCATCCTGTGCGTTATTTCGATATTCGTAAATTGACACCGACGGAGTGTTTCCGCTTGATGGGTGTAAGCGATAATGATATTGAGAAGATTTTGCAAAGCGGATTGAGTAAGTCTGCTTGCTATAAGTTGGCTGGTAATTCTATCGTTGTTGATTGTCTCTACTATATCTATCGTAATATATGGCTGACCGAAGACGAGCAACCACAAACGGGTGATGTTATGAGCTTGTTTGACGAACCTACTTTCCGTGCTCCATTACCTAAAACTATCAATATGGTTACGTTGTGCTCTGGTTATGATTCGCAGTGTTTAGCTATGGAGCGTCTTGTTTCAGATGCTAAACAGGAGGGTTATGATGTGTCATTCGACTTGAAGGCGTGGAGTGAGTTCGACCCTGAAAGTCGTTCTGCACTGGAGAAACAGCCGGCGGTTGTGGCACACAACTCTCTTTTCCCTCAGTTTGCTGACCGTAACGTGGGTGATATGACCAAAGCAGATTGGTCGTTTCTGAAGGGTGAAGATATTGATTTGCTTACCTATTCAACTCCTTGCCAGTCTATTTCTCAAGCGGGAAAACGAACAGGGATAAAACGTGATAGTGGTACTCGCTCTTCTGTGTTGTGGTACACAGAGAATGCTATTCGTGCCTTGCGTCCTAAGTTCCTTTTGCAAGAGAATGTTCGTGCGTTGGTTAACAAGGTTAATGTCGATGATTTCAAGGAATGGCAGAAGGTATGCCAGGATTGTGGCTATACGAATTATTGGACTATCATGAATGCAAAAGACTTTTGTGTCCCACAGAACCGTGAACGTGTCTTTATGCTTTCAGTTCGTAATGACTTAAATCTCCCTACTTATCGTTTTCCTAAACCTTTCCGTCTCGACAAAGCTATTGTTGATATTCTTGAGGAGGATGTGAATGAATCTTATTTCTTAAAGCCAGAAAGCGTTGTTAAGTTCTTCGAGGCTAATGAAAAGCCAGAAGATGCAGGTATTCATTATCTTGTAACCGATCATAAGCTGTCAGATGCGGAGATTGTTAAGGTGCGTGGTACTGAAAAATCGTAGGACTAACGAGGGCAAGGCTGTTCGTCGTTTGTATGGCGACAACAGTGCTATGTGCCGCTTTGCGGATATACTGCCCTCCCCTTGCCCGATTGTTGCTCGAATGCTATTACTGGTGTTTATAAGGATAAATTAATGTTGGTGGATTATAATGCGTGGAGATAATATTTGTGTCATCGGTCTTTTGCCGTTTATAACTTGGTATAGATCTGATCGTGTGGTTCTTTCTGTTGAAGGGGTTAGTACTACCTTACAGACGCAGATGAACACTAAACTTCAGAAAATATTAGTTGAGTATGACTTGTAGAGAAAGATCTATTCGTGCGAAGTGGTTGCCAAATGGAAATATTCGTTTTTTAGGGATGACGATAAGAAGAGTGGCGTAGGTGAACTTTGTTGTACTGCTTGTCGTAATCCCCCTGCAACAGTAATCCGTGGTGTTGTGTTTTTTGTTATTGTTGATTATGAATTTGATTAGTCTTTGCTCGACGGCTGTTTCTGTGCCTAAATTTCTTTTTTGGGGTCAAATTGTTGCTGTGAATGTTTGTACAGGTAATGTCGCTTGTACGCTAAATACTCGGTATGAGTATATGGGTAAAAGTGATTTCCTTTCTTTATCGCATTTCCCTAAGACTGTGGTTTTGTGTGAATATGATATGTAACTGTCCTGTTTTGTACGTTCGTGACGTGCGCCCGTCCGATTCTTCTTCGTCTGTACGTATTAGTGCGAGTCGTGGACGTAACCCGTCATTTCCTAAGAAACGGGCAAGGAGTGGAGAAACGTTCTTGCAGTTTGTTGAGATAGGTAGAGGCGTGTTTACGAATACGATCACTTCTGTTTCTAAAGATAACTGGTTATGGATAGAAAAAGACTTATAGGTGCTTCCGTTCACCCTTTATCCCATAAAATAGAGTGGAGTGGGTGGCTCTCACATTCGCCCGCATTACGCTCGACGGATTACAAATGTCAGCATTGCTTGTTATTTGAATATGAATAAAAGAAATGTGTCTTTGATAGTCTTGGGGAGATATTCGCCTTCTCAGAATGGCGTAATCGTGTCTCCTTTTGGCCTTTCTCCTTGCATTGTTGGTGGAGGTACTGGGCATGATACGGACGTACCTAAGATTTTACGTGAACGTGACTTGTAGGTTTGTCCCACGTCGTTGTTTTTTTTTTTCTATCTTTGTGTCGTCTTCTATTGGATTTGTCCTTTGGAGAATAAAAAAGTATTGGTATGGTTTCACGATTTGATAATATACTTGAACATTGGGCACAAATTTATCGTCCGCTTTCGCATAATCCTGAAAAGGGTAGTAAGGCGAAATCTTTCTATCGCATTGATACTATCAATACGCAGAATGAATTTGTGCGCAATGTTAACACCGCTGCTTCACCAGCTTTGGCTTACTCGTCTTTGATAGATGCTGAATTGCACGACTCTTTGAAGACGGTTCATTATCGACATACGTTATATTTCCTTGCTAAACAGCCACAGGTGTCGCTGGCTAAGTCGGCAAAGCAGGACGATGATAATGCTGCTGCTCTGAAGGTTGAAATGGACGAGTGGGTGAATGACTTGCTTATATGGTTGTTCTCTGTTCGTAGAAAAGGGGAATGTCCTATAACAGGCAAGGTGTTTAGTGATGTTGACTTACAGGCTTTGCGAGGATTGGATTTAGATAATGCTTCGTGGGCAACTATTCCTATGATGTATAATGGTTGGTGGGTGTTGGGCTTAGAACTTAACCAGGTATCTCCTCGTAAACAGTGCATTGAAAATGAACGCTATAAGAAACTTCTTTAGAGTGTATTAAACTCGCGCCATAAGTATTTAATTGAAAGAATGCCTATCACTTGTGAAGGTGGTAGGCATTCGCTATTAATAGTAGTTGAGTTAGTTTGTTTTCTTTTTATCCTTCTGCTATTCTCGCTGCAAGTGCGTCGATGTCGCTATGCTTTTTCCGCATAGTCTCTCCCTCGCTATTGATTTCTTGTAATGCGCTCTGTACATCTTTCCATAGTGCCATATTCACTTGTTGCGTGATTGGGTTGTAATCTCCTACGGCTATGACGTGATTTGCTGCTTCTTTACTTTCCTTTGCTGTGTTGGCTTTTTCTTCGCTGACTTGAAGGTATGATCCTTCGTAATTGTCACCAATGACGAACAATTCAAATGGCTTTATCTCAATAGCGTTCTTCTCAGCCTCCTGTACCTCACTTCTACGCTGCCTTCGGATGCGTTCTATATCCATTTTGGTCAGCATAGCATACTTTCTTTTTGCACGTCTGACAGCTTTCAACTCCTCGTTGCGGATATAACTATCCCAACTATCTTGCACTTCCTTATAGTATTGCCAATACGCTACATTCTGTAAGAAGGCTACCCATCCCTGTTCTTTTTGTATCATAAGGATAGCTAACGGCTCCGCTATGAACAGCCTTCTGTTCTTCGTGTCCCACAGCAATAACCCTTTCTTTTCCATTGTTTCTAATGTAGCGAATACTTGTGAAGCGTCCGTTCTTAGTCTCTCACTTTTTGTCTTTCTTGAGAAAAGTTTCTTCAGAAAATTCATATCTATACTTTTTCTTGTTTATATTCTTCGTTCGTCTAATCTCTGTCGCAAATTTAACATTTCACCTTTGTTCGGTAGGGACAAAATTGTTCTCTCGCCCTCTTTGTGATTGACATTTAGTCTTCTCAAATCCTTCTATTCTCACCCTCTTTTATCTCAAAAGGAGACTTCAAGGATGCAAAAGGAGATTTTTATTTTCTCGTCTTTTTCTTTAAGTAGCTGATTTTCAGTTAAAGACGCTTTTTTTGTGTATTTAAAAGGAGAAAAAGACGTTTTTTCTTGATACCCTATATATTATTTTGAAGAATTTTTTCTTGCCAAGTAGCGTTATTTTCCCGTACCTTAAATAGTATATTGCAAATAACTAAAGCTCCGCTTTCGCTTTGATTATTAGTATTTTACGGATAGTTGAGAGATAGCAAAGAGCGGGGAACGTACTTGTTTTTCTCTATTTTGCTTTACTTATTTTTTTTCTCAGTGCGCTATAAGTTTATGAAAATATATCTTATTTTCTCCTTTTAAAATATAACTTATTGATTTGTAGTGATATAAGTGAGATTCATTTTCTCCTTTGTGTCTCCTTTTATATCTTTCTGTATCTTTTTAATTCGTTTTTGTCTTTTACAAAATAAGTGATTCGGTCTTTTTGTAAAAAGTCAGGGAGATTTTAATGCAAAAGGAGATTTTCCACTTTGAGTTTCTCCTTTTGGATGTTGAATGAACTTTTCATGGAATATTGATGATAGTTGATATAAGTTATAAGATACGGTAAATGTTAAAAAAGCAGTAAGGATTAAATGTTTTCTTTGATTTATTTTGTCAAATTAAGGTAAATGTTTAATTTTGCAACGTATAATTAAATAAAAGCATTGTCAAATGAATAAAAACTTAAAATCTATGAAGCTTTGCTTTATTCTGGAGATACTTTTGTTATCTTCAACGAATATCTTAGCTTTGCTTTTTATGGATAGTATATATATAAAGATAGGAATGGCGATGTATCTTTTCGTTATTTTCTTCTTTATGGTTCTTCCTATCACACGTAAGAATACTAATGAGGAAATGCGTTTCTTCTTGGATAGGCTTTATGATAAGTCTTATCTTACTGAGATTGGAACACAAATAGCAATTACGATAGTATTCTATTTGCTCAGCTTACTATGGTCTTTGCTTCTATTCGCTGTTGGATTTCACCTGCTGTGGATTTTTGCTTTGCTTATTGAAGTTGTTGGTAAGTGGATTTATTCTAAGTATAATCAAGAACGTGAGGAAGATTTATTATGAGCATCTTTGATGTGAAGTGTAGCGTTTATCGTTCTGCTAAGGATAGGATAGGAACTGGTGATATGTCGATTGCTGAGTTTCTTCTTGGTGAACGTTGGAAGGAACCTGTCCTAAGGTTACGGGACATGGTGGCGGAGTATGGTCCACTTGAAGCAAAAAAGCACGAGGACTATAAACTGACTAAACAGCAGCTGCCAGGTGCTACGCTTTCAGGATTATTCTCAAGGCGTAAAGGTGATTGCTTAATACAGCACACTGGCTTTGTGGCTATAGATATTGACCTTGGGGATAATACAAGTATCGGTAATTTTGGAACCATTCTGCGCACTCTTCGCCATCGTGCCGAGGTCGCTATGTATATGCGTTCATGTTCTGGTACTGGATATTTCGCTTTAATACCATTGGCATATCCTGAACATCATAAGGAGCAGTTCCGTGCTTTACAAAAGGAATACGCGGCGATGGGTATAGTGCTCGATAATGCGTGTAGCGATATAACTCGCATCCGCTTTGCTTCGTATGATGAACATCCTTATGTGAATGAGCAGGCTATTCCTTATAAAGGAATGTATGAATACATTAAACCAAAGTCTGCCGCTAATATTACTCATAGTGTCGGTAACTCTGTTGAGTTTGTTGATAAACTTATTTCAGCAATGGAACGTGACCATCTTGCTCTCCCTCATAGTTATGATCTTTGGCGTGATGTCGGTTTTGCTTTAGCATCATTAGGTGAAAACCCAGGAAGGAGTTTCTTTCATCGTGTTTTTGCTTTGACTTCAAATTATAACCCAGAGGTTTGTGATAGTTATTATAAGGTATTATCAAGGAAAAATTCTGGAAATGGGACCATAACTATTGCTTCTTTCATATCTTTAATTGGGAATATATATAGGACAGGTAGTATTTCTTTTGAAAAACTTCACTTTGCTTCTGATATAGAAAGACGTGTCTTTTGGGCTAAGATTTTAAAGTAGAATGTGTATTTTATAAACTTTTTAATTAAATATTTTTTATGGTGAATAGAATAGTAGAAGTTCAAATTGATTTGGACGACATCGACGAGGATGACCTCGTTGAGTATTTAGAAGATCGTGGCTATCTCGTTGAGAAAGAAGACCTCTCAAGTGATGATAGTAATAGTGCTATTGATGCTGGCTATAATGGTCAAGCCAAAAGTGTGGTAAGATATATAAATGACAATGGCGAAGAGACCTTATTAAAGGAGGTACTATATGAGTACTTAGGTATGGGTCACTTTAATGATGTTGGTACTCTTTGTGAGGAACTAAAAAAGAGATTAAGCTAATGAAAATCCTAAAACCTGAAGTAACTTCTTGGTTATGTCCAGAAGACTGGCACACCTTGGTAGCTCGTGCGGCACGTGTTTGCTATGGTAGTGAAACTGGAAAACGCACAGCTAAAGATTTGTGCAGCTTCTTAGAAAAGCGCAATCACCTATCTATGTTCCGTCATGGGACTAAGTACTTTGTGTTTACGCTTGCCGAGGTTAGCGACTATCTTACCATTTCTCGTTTGTTATTCTCTCCGTATATCGGTCTGACTTATAAGAAGACAAAGAAGCAGCGTGTTTATTTTGTTGCTATGAATGTTCAGGCATTTATGGAGTTGACTCCTAACATACATAATGAGTTGGATTTACACGAGGTTAGTCTATCTGAATTTGTTGAGAAAGTTAAGCAGTATAAGCATCCTACGGCTTTCGGATTGCTTCGCTATACCGTTTGTGTTACGACACAAATTAGTACGAGTCGCGAACTCAATCGAACCTCACCTAACAATATCGCCGAGCAGAGCACACGTTATGTTAGTTTTGGTAAACGTGGTGGTATAGCTATCTGTGAGCCGCATTGGTACTCTGGTGTTTCCAAACTGAAACGTTTCACGGCTCGCCTTGGCTGGCGTGTTGCTGGCTTCTTCTATTCACTGATGATGCGAATGGGATTAAAGGCAGAGGATGCTCGTGGCTACCTTCCACTTGATGCAGCAACTCGTGTTGTTTATACCTACAATGTCTTTGAGTGGCGACATATATTAGAACTTCGCCTATTGGGAAAGACCGGTAAACCTCATCCGAATGCTAAGATCGTTGCGCAGATGATAGCAGACGAGTTGCAAGAGGCAATAGTCGATGTTACAGGAAATGTAAACTATAGAATAATTTGATTTATGAATTTGAACGAATATCAAGAGAAGGCAATGAAAACTTGTATGCCCACATGCGACAACCTTCTTTATATGTTGACTAACCTTGTGGGCGAGGTTGGTGAGTTTGCTGGAAAGATTGCAAAGCACGTACGTAAGGGTGACCTTTATGTTTCTCACGCTTCGCATCGTGATGAAAATGGTGATGTACTTCATTCTCAAGCTATCCTAATAACTGATGAGGAAAAGGACGCTTTAGCCAAGGAGGCTGGCGACATTGCTTGGCAGCTTGCAGGCCTTTGTCATGTGATGGGCTGGTCGCTTGAAGACGTTTGTCAACAGAATTTGGATAAGCTCGCTTCACGTCAACAGCGTGGCGTGATAGATGGAAGTGGGGACGAACGCTAATGGCTGGTAGTAGAGTTCCTACAGACCGCAAACGATTACGGGAAGCCTTGTTTGTTCCTCCTTATCATAAACGGCAGCTCACAGATTACCAGTTGGAGTGGCTGAAGGACCATTTTCACGACAAAGAGAATAGCAAACTTGCCTCTGCTTTGAACATCTCTCAATCAACTTTGCATCGCTTTGCACGTGATTTGAAACTTACAAAGAGTGAAGATGGCATGCGAGCAATAAAGAAACGGCAGGCGGCTCAGATAAAGAAAGTGTGTGAGGAGAATGGCTACTATGATTCACTTCGAGGTAAAGCCCCCTGCGCTGCTGCTTTGGAAGCTACGCGTCGACTACGTGAGGCTGGCTTTGTTCCTCTTGTACGTCTGAAAGAGATAAGCCCTTATCGCTATCGAAAATGTATGAAGGAGAGATCCGAGAGACGTCGATTACTTATCAGTAAAGAACGCAGGCGCATCCGCTTTGGAATGGAACCGCAGACACGTCTTGGTAAAATCCTACAGCAGAAGCAATTTTCACGTAAGGCTACCTGCTTACGTTATAATATGCTAAAGAAGGGGTATATATTGGGTGATAAGTCGTTTGATAGTGACGAACGTTGGGTAATTTACTATGATTGTGATACTATCCGTTCGGCTATCCGTGAGCGAAATGCTGTGAACTGTGGCTTTAAGATACTTCCTTTACCAGTTGAAGAGTAGATAACTTAGAATGAATAACTTTGAATTAAGGTTAAACAAAAGGAAAAGCAAATCACGTGCAGGTTCAACACCTTATGCAAGTAAAAGGAAAAAGAAACGTAAAAAGTAAATAATTATGAAAGTAGATATAAGTGTATAAGTTGATATGAGAAATCTCCGCAGGAAGTGGAGATTAGACTGAAAAAATAACAAAATGGATATAGATACTTCAAAAGGTCTGTATTATATCGTTGACGCGAATACAGACTATAAGGTTAGAGAAACTCTTGGATTAGCAAGAGCAATGGCACAAGATAACTTTCCACATCTGATAGGCAATATAGACTTTGCTATCAAGATGTACGATGAGCGAACGAAAACGATAGCAAGTAGTAATGGAAAGATAACACTTAAAGAATGAAAATATTAGTACAATTTAGCGGAGGCAAGGATAGTCAGGCTTGCCTTATCAAGGCGGTAAATGACTATGGCAACGACAAAGTTACAGCAGTGTTCTCAGATACAGGGTGGGAGCACGAAAATACTTACACACATATTCACAATGTTTGCAATCAGTTAAATGTAGAACTGATTATACTCAAAAGCAGGAAGTATAAAGACTTCGTAGATATGTCTATCAAGAAAGGTCGTTTCCCTTCTACAATAGCAAGGTTCTGTACTTCTGAACTGAAAGTAATACCGATGATTGATTATATCCTCTCGCAGGATGATAGCTTTATAATCATTCAGGGCATTAGAGCTAAAGAAAGCAAGGCACGTGCAGGCTATGATGTAGAATGCTCATATTTCAAGGAGTACTTCAATGATGAAGTGAAAGGCTTGTATCACAAGAAAGCGGTGTTGGAATGGTGCAAGACACACGATGCAAGTGTGTTACGACCTATTTTTCACTGGTCAGCACAACAAGTAATAGATTATATCCTTGAAAATGATCAGCGTCCAAACCCTCTATATGAACGAGGCTTTTCAAGGGTAGGCTGCTTCCCTTGTGTTATGTGTAGACAGCGTGAAGTACAGTTGATTTCAAAAGATGAATGGGCAAGCAACCGATTGATAGAGGCGGAGCAAAGAATGAAGGATGAAACAGAACTCGGCTCGTCGTTCTTTCCACCTACTTACATACCTAAGCGTTTTTGCGCCAACGGCGAATACCCCACAGTGCAGGAAGTGTTCAAATATGTAAATCGCAATGATATAGAGCTTGATTTGTTTGAACCAGAGGGAGGGTATAGCTGTATGAGCTTATATCACGGGTTGTGTGAATGAAGTGAAAACTAAGTAATGAGAAGTGGCTTTAAGATACTTCTTTTACCAATCAAAGAATAGATAACTTAGATTGAATTACATATATGAATAGAAAAGAAACAGAGGCATTGCTTGCCGAGAAGAGAAAACAAATTGAAACGTTACAGCAAGAGATTGGACGTATAGGGATTGCTTTTCTTGCAGAGAATAAGCCTTTTGAAGTGGGTACTATTTGCGAGTTTAATGGTCGTCAGTTCCGTATTGCTGGCTATAGTTATGGCTTTGAACCTAATGTTCTTATTAACCCGATGAAGCAGAATGGGAAACCTTCCCGCCTTGTGCGTTACCTCAGAGGTGTTGATTGGGACGACTTGAAAGAGAAGTTGACAGTGATAGGCTTCGCAGAGGATTAGACAGATATTGTTACATAAGAATAGACGAATATGAATAGTAAGATAACGCCTGTCTGTATGACAGAAGAGTATTGGGCAAATAGTCAGTTGTCTGTTGTAAGACATTTTGGTGAGATGAATTTCAATGGACATCATTATATTATCGTAAACAAAGAGGGTATCAGTGTCCTTGAATTGTCCGACCCAAAAAGCAAGCATTACGCAAAGGGTGGTATGGCTATTCCAGCAGGCGAGCCGTGTGACTTGATCCTTGCCGACTTTCAGCCCTATTACCGTTCCTTAGGTCGTGATGCCTTCCTTGAGGTCTTGAAAGAGAAGCCTTCTACGGATCTAAAGGTCTTGAAGCGTATCTATAAAGAAAAGATTCGTAAATAACCTATGCGAGCAACAGAACGAAACTATAAGCAAGCTGCCCTTGCTGTCTTACTAACCTTAAAGAGGGAGTATGATGCTTGTGCTACGCTTGAGGATGTGATAAATGAAATTGAAACAGAACTATTAGGTTAGAGCCTATGATGGACAAAGAAGAACTCATGAAGATTAACAAAGAGTACATAGACCACTTAAAAGCTATGGAGTCTTTGGCTGTACGCATGGATAGGAACTATCTGTACATGGACAACTTTGGATTGTTTTGTTTTTCTGGAGAAGACAAAGCTCGTGCAGCTTCGCTACTTGTGATGAATATGTTGCGTCAAGAAGGAGTGTTTGAAATGGTCTTTCGGTGTGTGATTTCTGCTGTTAAACTAAAGAAAGAGAATCCGGATTGGATAGGAGATATGCGCAATATCGACAATGAGATTGAAGCACAAGAGGCTGTAGATGCTTTCTTAAAGTCTAACGGGATGAAACGAGAAGGGCAGTAAGTCGTATTAGTTTGCTATAATAAGCCTCAGAACGGAGATATAGCAAGGTAAAGCGGGTTACTATAGTAACTCTAAGCGTCTTGCTATACTAACCCGAAGTGACTTGCTATAGCAACTAAAAACGCTGAAAACTTTGTCCCTATGTATGTTTGTAAATGAACTATCTTTGCGATGATAATTCTAATGTTCAACCTTAAAAACAATGTATATTATGGCAAGAGTCAAATATACCGTAAGGGAAAACAAAAAGTTAGGTAAGCATAGTTTCTATGCTGTTCCTATTCCTAACGACACTCTGACCTTTGCAGAGCTTTGTCGTGAGGCGTGTGATAACACCTCTATCGAGCCTTCTATTATGCAGGCGGCAGTGACTGACTTTATGAAAGTCGTTCAGCGCAATGTGCTGAAAGGTTTCCGTTGCAATTTAGGAGACAAGTTCTTAACAGTCTATCCTAACCTTCAGTGTTCGGTAAAAGACACCGACAAGGTTACGGCTACGGCTAAGATGGTCAACGCTGCCAATGGCAGAAGCCGTTTAGGTTGCACGGTGAGCATCAAGTTCAGTCAGCAGTTTGCCGCAGAGGTGAGCTGGCAGAAGGTGGACGACCGTGGCGTTGCTATCGAGGAAGACAACATTGTCGAGGAAGGCAAGGAACATCAGCCGGGCGGTAAGCCTGGTGGTGGTGGCGCGGGAGTTAATCCGCCTTTGCCTGGAGGAACTGTAGAGGGATAATAGCTGGCATTTCTTTTATAGTTTTATAGTTATTATAATCTTCGTTAAGGTCGGTCTGCGTAAGAGTCTTTATCTTGCATACTGAAACTTGCCTAAGCGGACTGACCTTTTTCTTTTTCGCCCGTGCGACTGCCACACGGATAGGCAGATGAAATAAGGCTATGATTGCCGAAAGCTGAGGACAAAGTGCGGTTCGACTCCGCACACGGGCACAAGTAGTAATTGAGAAAGTAAAGGACAATATGAGTAAAGTCGTGAGAATAATCGGACGTGGATTTATGATGTCATTCGTAACCATCTATATCGTGGTTGCTTATGTTCTGTATGTGCCATACGCTTTTTTTCGTGCACTGGCAGATTTAGAGGAGTTCGGTGATTTCGTGAGAGATACGACAACTTTGCTTTTAACACCATTGAAGGTATTCTTTAAGATGCGTTCAAAATCACGAGAAGAAAAGCTATGAGCAAGGCAAATACTTACATACAACGTGCGGCAGATATCCTGCGTACTATAGACAACGATAGCGATACACAGGCTGACCTGCGTAAGAAACAAGAGCTTCGTTGGCACGACCTTCAGGTGCTTCGTAGATATGAAGCCTATCGACGTGGGTCAGGTTCAATTGAAGATTGTCCGCCTCCGAAGGTTGTTACTGCCTCACTTGAGAGGGTGATCAGAGGACTGAAAAGTCATTTTTAAGAGTAGTTGCCCTATCGTTACATAAGCACTCTTATGATAAATAAACCCTAAACCATATATAAACAAATGAGTAAAAAAAACAAAGCAAAAATGACTTCTCCCGCTGCTGCCCCACAGAAGAAGGTAGACAGCAGAGTAGAACACCCAAGTTACTATAATGCTCACCCATCAGGTGTAGAGTGCATTGACATTGTTCGACATTATAACTTCAATGTTGGCAACGTGATTAAGTACCTTTGGCGACATGGCTTAAAGCGTGAAGAAGGTATGAACAATAAGGCAAAAGCACTGGAGGACTTGCGTAAGGCACGTTTCTATCTTGATGATGAGATTAAGAGATTAGAGCATGAAGCCGTTAAGGAAGACAGAGAACTCTGTCGTAAACATATTCAAAGTTTTGTCATCCCGTTCAGTGATATTGTTTCCGCTTCTCGTCTTCTTCGTGAACTTCTCAATACTGAGGGCAAGGCTGAAAGCAAGAAAGGAGGTCGCTAATGTCGGCACAGAAGAAGAAAGTTAACTCTCGTGAGATAGCTAAAACCTTTATGAGTCCGACTGTTCACGCCTTTACGCTTGATAATCTTAAAGGTGAAGAGTATGGCGATGTGCTTGATATGCTCTTCCATGAGAAAGAATGGACGGAACGTATTGAAAAGCGCAATCGCCTTTATCATGGTATAGACCGTATGCCAGAGCAGAACCGCCCTGCCGCTATTCGTGCCTTGAAAGATGCTGATACTTGGTTGGGCAATCGTCTGTTGCAGACGTTGGTGATGAAGTCGGTCCATGTAGGGACGATTGAACACAAACCATTGAAGGATTATTATGCTGAACTGCCTAAGGATAAGGAGTCATTGGCAAAGCAAGATAAAATCTCTTTCCTCTTGAATGCAACTGTCTTTCTTTGCGATATTATCGAAAGTAAGATTAAGGATGTAAACACCTTGCTCCGTGAGTTGTTCAACGATGATTCTATGGGCTTTGAACAGATGGACGGTGTGCTGATAGCCCTTAGGCAGATGAGTGATTTCTTTGAAGCTACTCGTGATAAGGGTTCAACAGCAGAGAAGGAAATCTTTGCCGACTATGCAGAAAGTATAGAGAAGTATATGGACGGCCGTATGAAGACTTATCTCGAACGTATTAAGAAGATACGCTTGGAGAATAGTAAGAAGTAAGGACTATGGCGAATATCTATCTACAAGTGCAGTCTTACGTAGCGGCTTATTACCGCAATCGTGATGATAATAACGTTTTAGGAGTGAACGACCCTGTTAAGTTCTGCTCCTTTTCACAAGAGCAATTCGTTCTGCAATCATCCTTGGTACCGCTCAGCGCACAGTTGCAAGCGCACTCGAGATGCTATTCAGCAAGCGTGTGGAACACAATGCTTACAGGTAAGTCGCCTATTACGGGCAACTTACTTGTTAAGCGTGACCGCCACGATTGGCTTACCTACAGCGAGGTTTGTACTATGATGAGTACACGCTACTTGCCGCAGAAGGATAATTGTGATTACCTTTGTATTGCTATCCCTGACACGGTAATGATTGGTAACACACAGCACAGGACGACCGCACTCTTTGCGCTTGATCATACGGCTTCCTTCCAGTTGCAACGTCTACTTCATGATGAGTTCGTACGTGCTTTGCTGACTTGGTATCAGTCGGATTTAGAGTTTTGCGCTGAGAAAGGTATATCACGCTCACGCATTGAGATGCTTGAACGCTTCATGCTTCACTATGACATCCCTGTCGGACCGTCTAAGATAGAGCGTGATAGTTTGCGTAGATTGCTGAACCGTTGGCTATCCCAGTCGTTGTCGCCTTCCTTTGCTCGTGTGTCTGTAAACAATACGGATATAACCCGACTTAATGGGAAAGAGGAACTAACTTAATAGCTTTCTTGTGTTGTTTCCTTATGTTAAATCTATTCTAAATGAATGTTAAATAATTTAATCAAATAAGCTATCTTTTTAACGCTGATTTGTTTTCGTGTTTTTTGATAGTATTTTGACTTATAATCTCTTAAAATATGGATAGTAGTTTGTCTTGTAAGGAGTTGTTCCTTGATGATATAGTTAAGTTGGAAATCTTTCCCGCTGATCAGTGTCGCTTTCTTCTACCAGCTAATCTTGCTTTGTCGGAGATGTCGGGTGCGGTCTTTAGTGAACATTGTCTGACGATTGACTTAACGGGTGAAGCTGATGTACAGGCGGCTGATGTTCCTACGTTGAAGATTAGCACTGCTCGTTCTATGGCAGGACTGACTTATATACACGATTTGCAGGTGTCGGTTCAGTTCGGTGCGCCTCTTGTTTCAGCGGCTATCGTGTATCTGAAAAACGCTGATTTCCACGTAGTTTACACGAAAGCCGACGGTACTCGGTGGTTGTCTTATTCGTTGTGGAATACGTCTTTGATTGACTTTGACGATACCCACGCTACGGCTCGTGCTTGTCAGTTGAAAGTGAAACTGACATCTATGAGTGACTTGATACAGTTGAAATAAGTTCGTTCTATATAATATAAGGTATAGTTAGTGTTTTTGCAGGCCATAAAAACATTTGGCGTGTTTTGACAAGGTAGATAGATTCGTTCTTGGATAACATTCTTTTTGTCTTGAATGACAGAAGAAAACCTTGTTCGTTTGCCTTGGAGCTCGTGAGAGTTTCAAGGCTTTTTTGTTTGTAAATGTTGCCCAAAAATGTCAAATACGCTTATAAATAAGTCCTTACTTCGTCTTTTTGCCTTCATACATTTGCACTGTACAATTTTATTAACCAAACTGTATGAACGGATTACTTGAAATATTAACGACACGCAAATGGATGATCTCACCAGAGTTTGTTCATTCTATTCGTGAAGTTGTTGAGCGTAATATGAATGGACATGCTTCCCTTGGTTTAGGTGTTAAGTCTATGGGATACACCGCTGCTGTTGGTAGTAATGGTATTGTTGAGTATGCAACTGATGAAGAAGGTGTTGCTGCTTGGGACCCTAAGAATATGAGTAAGCCCTTCTTTAATGTCGTTTCCGTTGACGGTCCTATTACACGTAATGGCGGTGCTTGTAGCTATGGCTCTATTGAATTTCGTGATATGGTTTTCGAGGCAGCTAACAATCCTTTGTGCCTCGGTCATCTCTTTGTTATCAATACGCCTGGCGGTTCAGCTTGGGCAAAGAACGACTTTCAGCAGGCTATTGATTATGCACATGATAGGAACCAGCCTGTATTGGCTTTTGTAGATGGAATGTGTTGCTCGGCTGGTATGTATCTCGCTGCTTTGTGTGACGAACGCTATTACATGCACCCAAAGGATGAAATTGGTTGTATTGGTGTAATGGCTGCTTTCTACACACAGAAAGACGGTAGCAAGAACGAATATACAAACGAGACCTACCACGAACTCTATGACCCAGAGTCTTTTGAAAAGAACAAGTGGGTTCGTGATGTCGCTAATGACGATAAGACTGACTTACTTGTTGCTGACCTTGCTGCCTTAGGCGTTGAGTTTCGTGCAGACGTAAAGGCTAACTGTCCTAATGCGACTGACGAGCATTTACACGGTAAAATCTTTGCCGCTGAAGACGTTAAGGGCATCCTTATGGACGGTCAGAGTACAGTGCTTGGCTGTTTCCAAAGAATTAAGTTGTTGGCTAAGCAACGTGGAAATAAAGCCTCTGAATCTTTGAGTGAACAATCAAAATCAAATTTGAATATGGATAAGAAGTATCAGAACATTGCTACTGCGTGTGGCGTGAACGAGTTGGTTATTACAGAGGAAGGTACACATCTCGACCTCTCTTTGTGCGATAAGCTCGCTGAGACGCTTGGTCAGGCTGAGGAAACTAAGACAGCTCTTGACAAGGCGAACGAGACTATTAAGGGTTTGGAACAGCAGTTAGAGGAAACGAAAGCGGCATCCGAACAGGAGAGAAACAACGACTTTGAAGGTCTGAAGAAAGAGCAGGGGGCAGCTATTGCGGCTCTTACCGAGGCTAACGAAAAGGCTATGGCAGAGGCAAAAGCTGAAGCAGATAAGGCTATCGAGGCTTTGAAGAGTGAACTTGATGCTGCTAAGGCTACGCTGAAAGAGGCTGAGCAGAAGATTGCTGACCGTGACGAGCAGATTCAGACTTTGACAGCAGCCCCTGCTGAGACTGAGGGCGAGGAAAGTCCTGCTTCTAATGGTACTGGTGCTGAGCAGTCACACTTGGTAACTGGCGTTCCTCAGTATGACCCAACAAAGTCACCATCAGAGAACAGACGTGCAATGGAAGAGTACGAGCGTAAGTTGCAGGCAACTATTGGCTCTAAAACCTCAATCTAAGGTGTTCTTCCCATAAAAAGTATTCATTCAATAAACTTATAAAGATATGGCAAAAGCAGAATTTATTGGTCTTCACGCACTGACTCACATTGCTGATCAGTTCGCACCACAGATTATCATGGGTGCAAGCTACTTCCGTCCTGAAGAGATGGACCGCCTGCACATTAAGGTGATTTCTGGTATTCAGTTCCGCAACACCGCAACGGTGATGGCTCGTAAGGGCGGTACCACTCGACGCAAAGTTGTTGGCAAAAAGGTTGATAATCCTATTGGCTTCTTGAAGGAGCGTGTTCTTACAGCTAAGCTGACTATGAACCGCTTCAGCGACAATCAGGATAACTATGTTGAGACACCTTACCAAGTGGAAGGTAGTTCAGACTACAGCTATCCTATGTCAGAAGCAGCATTCAAGGCTATCACCGCTACCTATGGTGAAGACTTGTTTGCAAACCTCTTCCATGGCGATCTTGCCAATGATGAGAACGGAGAGAAGGGTGCTCTTTCTTTGTTCGACGGCTTCCTGACTTGCATTAAGCATGATGTCGAGGATGGTCTTATCAGTGAAGCAATGGGTAACCTTGTTAACTGTGATGCTATTACTGCTCCTACTTCATCTACTGACACCGCAGCTTGGGACGCTTTTGTTGCATGGCAGCAGAAGTGGAATGGCTCTTTGAAGAACCAACTCAAGGTCATTGTTTACTGCTCTACTAAGACAGGAACGGCTTTAGCGAGAGCATACGCTAACGTTTGGCACGGCAATCAAGGTGTAAGATACCTTCAGGTGAACGGTATCGAGACTTACAACTTTACCGTACCAGAGTTCCCTAACATCGAGTTCGCTCCTTCTGATGTTTATGGTGAAGGTGACAAGTTGATTGCTACCATCCCAGAGAACTTCCAGTATGGTGTAAACAGCGAAGACAGTAGAAGCAAAATCTCTGTCAAGTTGGGTAGCGATACTGATAACCTCGATATTACCTTCCAGGTAGAGAGTATTCAGGGTGCTCGTCTCCTTAATCCGTTTGCTTCTGCGTTCTGTATGAGTAACGGTACTCTTGTTGAGAAGGTTGTTCTTGGTGACTTCACTCGTGCTATTTTCGCTGTTTCAGCGAATGACGACGCACTTGGTACTGTAACAGTCAACAGTGCAGCTCCAGACCCTAAGAAGGACTACGCTGCTAACGAAACACTTACTTTGAAGGCAACTCCAAAGGGAAGCAATAAGTTCGTTAAATGGAGCAACGGTAAGACTACTCCAGAAATCACCGTTGTAACAACTGGTTATCCAGACGCTATTGTTGCGCTTTTCTCTAAGTAATAATTATTAAGTTTATCGGCAGAGGACTTTCTCTGCCGAAGACTTTTAGTAATAAAGAAATAAAAGATTATATATATGGCAGTAACAGTTCAGTGCCCAACTATGGGTGATATTCTCGCCGGCAATCAGTGCTTGGAGAATTTTGCTGGTCTTGGTTCTACGGTTTATGTTGGTCTGAAAGAAGACTTGCTTGAACCTATGAAACTGACCGACGGTGTTTACACAACCCCTAAGTTTAAGAGCGGTAAAGGTCTTTATCGTTTTGACTGTAAAGACGATGCTCAGCAGATTCAGGGTTCTTCTTTGAAGAATAACAAGGGTTTTGAGTTGACTGGTCATTTCGTTATCGACGCAGTTAGCAAGCTCACGGCTAAGTATTCACGTTCAGTGAATAACCTCAAGTTGTTCTTCATCTTCCTTGATGGTGAGGAAGATTCACAGATTTTGTACGACCCAACTCGCAACGTTCGTTTCGATGATGGTGGTATCAAGTCTGATACTGGTAAGGAGGCTAAGGATGAACGTACAACGACTTTCGAGTGCAAGCTCGGTCCTGTTCGCTATGATCATCTCTACGTTACCCCACCAACTACAGGTGGTTGGGACTCTCTCCTTGCTAACAAGGCTACTGTAGTGTCTGGTGGATAAGTTGATATTTTTTCCTGCCTAATAAATGGACGGATAGGTTTTTTATGTTTAGGGTTGCCCCTCACGTTTGGAAGAGTCCGTTCGTGAGGGGCTTTTTCGTGTCCTTTCTTTTTGGGTAAGTTTATGGTCTAAAAACGTCCTGTTATTACGTCTTTTGCTTTATGCCTTCTCCCCTTTTTGTCCTATACAGGGGAAGTTATCTTATTACCTTTGTATAGAATAAAAGCAAATCATAGAATGTTTCTCATTAAGTTTCATAGACTTTTAGCGAATGGATAAACTCTTTTCTACATTAAGTGCAGAAGAACGACAGGCGTGGATAGCTGATTTCCAAACGTGGGTAGCCTCTAAGTTTCCTGCGTTGGAAGATGCGTCGTGTGCTTGGTCATCTGAAGATAGAGAGCAAATGGCACATGGGTTAAACTTGATTAATGCCTTTCTTTTCTGTCGTTCTTTTGTTGCAGATTCCTTGATGTTCCAAGATTATAATAGGCGTGTTACAGCGATGCGCCGTTGTATTAATCAAGTCTTAGAGGAGGTTAAGAAGGAAGTATCATTACAGGCTATAGACCTCTCAGACCCGAAATTACTTGTTCGTCATCGTGGTCGACCTACAAAGTTAGAGCAAAAAGCTCGTGCCTTGGAGGAAGAACGAAAACAGAAAGAAGCCGAAGTTGAACACCCTTCTTTGTTTGAAGAAGCCGAAATGAAGAACGATCCTGTTGCACTTCATACAGTAAGTGGTGCTGCTGGTTATGGTACTTTGTTTCATCTTGATCAGTGGAAATGGTTAATGAGTAAAGATTTGCAAGAGGCTGTTGATACCATTCGTGATTTGCGCTCAAATGCTGCTGCCGCCGCTGAGAAAGCCAAGGCTTTGGCAGAAGCTGGTGTTGAACCAGATAAGGTTAGTGTTTATGCTAAAGAAGCAGCTAAGAGTACCGAAGCCTATGAGCGTATCTATGAACGTGTAGATGATGAGTTAGCCACTGTTTATGTTCGTTTGAAAGAGGATAGTACCTATAAGAAACAGATGCAGAAACGAAAGGTACAAATTCCAGAGTTACGCTCTTTGTTGCGCCCTTATTACGACCGACAGGCTGAAGGATTTAAGGAGAAGGTAATTCAAAGTATTATGGATAACGATCCTCGTCAGGCAGCTATTCGTGAGAAGCATAAAGCCTTGAAATGTCGTGTTGATGCAATACGTAAGTATCTCTTACGTACTGATAAGCCCAATACTCCTAAACGTATTCAGACGATGACAGAAAGGATTAAAGAATTGGAGAAACTTATAGGCAAAGCAGAAACAGAACCTTACTATAAGGTATTAGAGGCAGCAAAGAATAATCCTTATGTGAAACCTAAAAAGACAAAAGCATAATGAGCAGACCTTCGCAAAACTACCTTGATAAGGTAGAAAAGTGGTTAATGGGTGGGTTAACCCTTGACCGTATGGCAATGACGCTTGACCAGAAATTTCGTGCTAAGTTGGTTTATGAAGCATATCAAGTATGGTTGCAAGATAAACAGATACGTCCTACCGACCTTATGCGTCGTCTTGCAGCTCGTGAATATCCCATTTTGTTACAGAAGGCAAGCGAGGGAGACGAAGCCGCTTTAGAGGTTGTTCGTTTGTTGAATATCCGTGAAGGAGTACCACGTAGCTTTACTGAAATATCTAATGATGTTTCTGTGTTCAATTGGATTGTTGGGCGTTTCGATACAGGTATAGAACATATTGAGAAGGCGAAAGTCGTTGATGCGTCTGACTGGCTTATTCGTGAAGGAATGAAGATGGGTGATGTCCGTGCGGTAAAGAGTGGTGCAGACATAAAGATGCAACTTAATAATAACTTCAATGAGAAAGAAGATGCTGCCTCTAAAATGCCTACGACAGAAATTAATATTACAGGTGATGTTTCTATTATAAAGAGTGATAGAGTGAACTATACGCCTGAAGAACGTAAGCGTCTTGCTAAGCGTTTCAATCTTTCTGAGAAGGAGTTTACGGATATGATTCAAAATGAAGATGGTACGTGGGAAATGCCAGCAGAAGATACAGAAAAGGAATTTACTCCTGATGTTTTCGACCCGACACAAGAACAACGTCCATTATAAAACCTAAGATTATGCAGCGACGTGATGTATATATGAACCATAAACAGCAGCAGATATTCTATGCGAATGCACGGGATGTCCGTCTTCTTGCTGCTCGTCGATTTGGAAAGACTGATGGCTCTATTGGACCACGTATCTATTCTGTTAGTATGAGTATGCCACGTGGAACTAATCTCTGGTTGGGAAATAGCCGTAAGCAGCTTTACACAAGAACTGTGCCTGGTACGATAGCGGCTATTGAGCGTTTTTTTGGTTTACGTGAAGGCGAACACTTTGGATGGGGGAGACCGCCACGTTGGGTACCGAAGCCTATCTTACAACCTAAGACATGGGATAACGTGATATGGTTTGTCAATGGTAGCATTTGGCAACTTATCTCTTTGGCAGTTTCTGGTTCTGCAAATAGTATTACCGCAAACTCTATTGTGGCCGATGAGTGTAAGTTTATGTCGAAGTCTAAGATTGACGGAGAGGTTATGCCAGCTCTCTCTGGTATAACGCATCCGCTTGCAGATCCTGCTTTCTCTGAAAGTAATCCTTTGTATAAGTCTACTTTCTTTGCTTCTGATGCGTCTTTAACGGCTAAAGGTAACTGGCTGGAGAAAGAAGAAGATAAGCTTGACCTTGAACTAACTGACGGTATATTTAAGGGAAAAACCTATCGTGACATACAAAATGAACTAACACATTATGCAGATAGGGTTATTTACTTCAATGAACTTCTGCGCAATGCAAAAGCAACAGGACGTGAGGTTATGGTTGTCAGACCTGAAAAGCGTGCTGCTATTCAAGCGTTAGCGGCTCAGGCGATAGCTCATGAAGGACCGTTCAAGATTATGCCACGTAATTGGAAGAACATAAATAAGTCATTCGTTGATATGCTTATCAATTATAAACTTATCGACCCCAATGATGCCGAAATGCTCTTTAATCACGAGTACTTGATAACTCCTGATGAGCATTTTGAACTTTCAATGCTTCGTAATTCAAAGAAATATGCACGACACATAAACGACCTACGTTGTAATGCTTTCGCTTTCTATCGTGCATCGACGTTTGATAACATTGACTTGATAGGTGCTGATTATATTGCGAAGATGAAACGTGACTTGCCGCCAGTTGTCTTTGCTATTTCTATTGGAAACATGAAGGCTGTCAAGAGCAATGACGGCTTTTATTCTAATCTTGATATAGAACACGTCCACGGTTACATACCAGACGACTGTCCGGCTATTGAGAACGCTATGCACCTTCGCATAGCAAGTACGGTAAGCGGAGGATGTAAGATAGATACTGAATATGAAACACCCGACTTTAGAGAGCTACAGGAAGTAAAGGATTGTACGCTTGATGGTGATGTAATAGAAAACCAACCGCTTTTTATTGCCTTTGACTTTAATGCAAACATAAACTGGGTTGTAACGGGACAGCAGTATAAGCGTGATGGAGTTGATGCCTTAAATGTGGTATCTTCTATGTTTGTTAAGAATGAACGTAAGTTGCGTGAGCTGTTGCAAGATTGGAATAAGTATTACACTCCGCATCGTTCTCATTGTAAGGAGGTGTCTTTCTTCTATGATTCTACAGCTAAATTCAAAGTTTATGCTGTACAATCTGAAGATTATAAGGACACAATTATAGCCGACCTGACTAAGTATGGTTGGACGGTACATCCTATTGATATGGGTTCTCCTATGCAACATGAGCAGAAATACAAAGAGATTAACGAGTGCCTTGCTGGTGCAGCTTATCCTGCCGTTCGCTTTAATAGAGATAACAACGAGGCTTTGATAGTTGCTTTGCAGACAGCTGAGGTTAGTATCGGTTATAAAGGATTTAGAAAAGACAAGTCAGGAGAGAAACTCAGCGAGGAAGCCGATGATGCGGTAAGACTGGAATATAGAACGGACGGCACAGATGCTTTCGATACATTACTCATTGGTGTTAAGCGTTCTTTATACCGTATGAGTGGAATGTGTTTCCCAAGTGGAACATGTACGTAAACTATATTCTTGTGTATTTCAAAAGTGTACACTTTCGAGATACTAAAGTGTACACTTACGTGATGTGAAAGTGTACACTTTAGTACAACAAAAGTGTACACTTTGGTATCACTGATAAACTTTAAGTAGTCCACCCTTGCTATAGCAAGTGGTATATAGATAAAGGTTAAGTAGATTATGAGTAAAGACTGGACAGGAAACAGAGTTTCTTTATTTAAGACGATTGGCGCAAGCAATCATTGTGCACATGAACGTCAACAGGACGATTATTATGCAACAGAACCGAAGGCTACAGAGTGGCTTTTGAAGTTAGAACGCTTTGAGGGTCCTATCCTTGATCCTTCATGTGGAGAGGGGCACATATCGAAGGTACTTATAGATGGGGGGTATCAGGTCGTGAGTCGTGACTTAATAGACCGTGGCTATGGCTCTGTTGCCGATTTTCTTTCTAAGGATAATACAGAATGGAATGGCGACATCGTTACCAATCCTCCCTATAAATATGCACAAGAGTTCGTAGAGAAAGCATTGCAGATAATACCAGAGGGGCATAAGGTTGCAATGTTTCTTAAACTACAATTCTTGGAAGGTAAGCATCGCAGAATGTTGTTTGACGCTATGCCTCCTAAGCGTATTTGGGTGAGTACGTCGCGATTGAAGTGTGCGATGAATGGTGAATTTGAGAATATGACAGGTAGTGCAGCATCTTATGCTTGGTTTGTTTGGGAGAAAGGCTTCAGTGGAGACCCGATTATAAAGTGGTTTAATTAAGTTCTGTCCTATCTTTATCCTTCGTCTTTCTTACCTTTGTTATAACAAAACATTAAGGATATGCCTTATAAACAACCACAGCAATCGTTTCAGTCTTTGCGCAATTATACTGAGAAATTCTCTTGGATTGAGGCGCGAACTGGACTACGTACGACAGGATATAACCCTCCAAAGGGAGCGCAGGAAGTACAGCGTGTTCCCTTTTTTGTACGTTTTGTTACTCAGGGTGGACGGCTTGAAGAAGGTAACGTGGTTTGTTTGAAGGTGAATAGACGTAGGCATCAACGAATGATTCAGTTTGTTGAAAGTCAAGAGATACGCATCCTCTGTGATTATCTTGTTATTGAAGTCGATGGTATAAGAATTTTAACGCATTAAGGATATGGCTACTAAGATTAAGAGTAAGGGAAACATAGTCCGAGTTGTCGGCTCGGAGAAACTGAAGGAGGAAATGAGTTACCTTGAGTCTCAAGGTTATGCTGTGCTTCGTCCTGGAGGTATTAAGAGTAATGATGCTTCTGATGAGACTTGGCACGACTTCTTTTCTAACCAGATGACCGCTGGTGTTGGAGGAGGAAAAGGTGGACGTAAATCCGTACCTACGCTCTTTGCCAGCAGCGGTTCAGAACAAGCGGTTTCTGAGAATGTGGGTACGAAAGGACTTGGTTGGATAGAATGGGGAGTAGGCAACAGATTGCCTAATGTTGTCTCTCTGCTTTGTGGTATTCTTCCTTACACAGCGGCTGGTTTGAAATTCAACACAGACCTCTGTGCGGGTCTTGGTCCTGAGCCAATGTATCGTTACACACAGTATGTTGGCGGGAATATTACTACGAAAGAAATTCCATATTCAGAGGCAAGCAAACTTATCTCAGGCTTGATTATCGACCGACTTCGTGAAATTAAGAACTTAGAAAATAGTGATTCTTCTGTGTTTGGAACGACAGCTAAGAGTGATAATAAGGCTTTGATTGAACAGCTTAACAAGGAAATTGAATCCTTGAAAACCGACCTTACTGTGTGGGAAAGAACGGCTCCCGAGGTGGCAGAGTTTCAAGAGCGTAACAATCTTGCACAGACTTATCTTCAGCTTTCTGGTGATACTCAGATGTTGGGAATGTGTTTCCCAGAGTTACAACTCAACTCTCAAGAACTTGATGAGCGTGGAAAACCTGTAAAGACAACGCTTTGGAAACCTAAGGTTGTAGGTATTGGCTACCGTTCAGCACATACTTGTCGTTTGGAGCGTATGGACGACCAGAATAAGATTAATTATGTTTATGTAAGTAATCGTTGGTTAGATCAGCCCGTAGCGTCAGTGCAAGAAGCATCTTCTAAAGTCGTTGCTTATCCTGCTTTGTCTATACAAACACCATTGGCTGACTTGAAAGCTGCTGTGCGAACGGCACGAGATAAGAATGTTAGTGCCAAGAACCGCCCTACCCGATTCATATTCCCTTCAAGCTATCCGACAGTAGGTCGTCCTTACTATCCGTCGCCAGCATGGCATAGTGTCTTTGTTGGTGATGTGTATGAGTATATTGCGACTATCATCTCTGACCGTTTCAATCGTCGTAAAAACAGTAATGTTATTGGTCGTGTGATTTATATTCACAACGACTATATGCAGCAACTCTTCATTCAAGCACAGGCACAGAGTGATGCCGATAAACAGAATGAGATACGTGATAAGTTGTATAAGGACATCAATACGTGGCTTAGTAACCGAGACAATAGCGGTCAGTCTCTCCTTGCCTTCACCTTTATGGGTACTGATGGTAAAGAGCATAAGAGCTTTGAAATCGTAGAGGTTGAGAGCAGTAGTAAGTCGGTTGCTGATGCGAATGAAAAGGAAACAGCCGAGGTGGCAAGTATCATCTTTATGGCTATGGGACTTGATGCGAAACTGCTTGGCTCTACCCCACTCTCCCTTGTTGGTCAGAGTAGTGGTACTGACTTGCGCATCCGTTTTGGTGTGAAACAAGTTCAGATGGCACCGACACAAAAGATTATGCTAAAGAGCCTTGAGGTGGCGAGCCGTTTCAATGAATGGGACAAGCATCTCGTTTGGCGTATCAATCGTGAGGTGCTTACCACGCTTGATAGTAGTAAAACTGGTATTACTCAAAAAGAAGAGGAGGCATAAACTATGTTGATAACAACAACTAATGAACTTAGGCTTTATTCGCCTGCAAACGCAATAGATGCTATCGAAACTCTGACAGGTTTCATTGATAGTAGCGAGCACGATTTCCTTGAAGAAAAGTTGGGAAAGGATTTGTTCGTGCTGTTGCAGAAGTATTATCGTGGTCTTGGTGAAGCGGGTATTATGACCCTGATTGAAAGTATTCAGCGTAACGAAACGCTTTTACCCTATTCACAGTTACTAATGTTGGCTCAGCGTTGTGTCTGCTTTGATGCCTTGGGTAGGGCTATTGATATGCAGGCTATTAGTGTGAATGGTTCAGGTGTGAACGTGGCAACCTCTGACGATTATGGTAAGGCTGATAAAGATGCTATCAGTGCGTACAAACAGACCTGTTATAAGGAATCTCATTCAGCTGTAAACCGCTTGCTCATTGTACTTGAAGAGTGGATGCGTGAGGTTGCGTCTGTAACTGAAGAAGGCAAAGACACAGACGAGTACCGAGAGAAAAAGGAAATTACTGATGCTTGGCAAAAAAGTCGATATTTCTTCCTTGTTGGTTCTTTGTTGATTCCTTCGGCACAGGTGCTGCAAGAGTACGTTAACATATATGACAATCGTGAGAAATACATTACACTTTTGCCTGATTTGCGTTATATTCAAGAGGATATTCTTGCGCCAGTTGTAGGTGAGGATTTGTTAGATTTCCTTACAGACAATGCTATTAAAGGTACAAAAGATAAGAAACTCGCAAGGCTTATTCATCGTTTACGTAAGGCGATGGTAAAGCATCTTATTGCAAGAACAAACTTCTTGAAGCTGTCTGCTCCTGACCTTGCTACCGTTCATAATGAAGCCGTCTTGATGGTGAATAATTGCGTCGATTATATACGTATGTATCAGTCAGACTTTATTAGCTTGGCAAAGAATGCTATGGAAGCCTCGCCTATCTATGACGCTTCAGCAAATAAGGTTCGTGAACCATACGAACCGACATTTAAGAACAATGAGGATGGAAATGTAATGTTTGTTATACCAGCTTTGAGTTAAATATGTTTGAAGAAAAACGACACATTGACCTTCGTCTTCCTCGTTCTTGGAACGACTGTTCCACTGAAGATCTCCGTACTGTTGCACGTGTTTTGATGTCCTGTGCTTCAAAAGCAAGCCGCTACAAGCCTTTCTCCTTGAAGGAAGTAAAGATTGCTCTCTTCTTTGCCTTTACAGGTCTTGAAATCGTAGAGCCTATTAATCCTCGTGTTGACGTGGAACGGCAATATTATGTGGTACGCTTTCGTGATAAGTCTTTCAGTTGGTTGCATCGTGCGTGGCGTTGGTGTCGTAAACGGCTGACAGGTGAAGACCCGTCTGTGTTCAACCTTTATCTTTGGCAAATATCCTCTTGGATTGAGCCTGAGAAAGACTTGAATAGTGGGCGGATTATCCGTGCAGGTTTGCTTGATTGGTTGGACTGTGAGGGGAATAATCACCTATTTGTATTCCCTTTCCAAGAGATAAAGCGTAGTCGTTCTTGGTGGCGACGTAAACGTGTCTTTCGTGGTCCTGAAACGTTAATGCAAGACTTTACTTGGCAGCGTTACCGTTTTGTTCAGGATTATATGGAGCATTATGTTACGCAACAAAACCTATTGCTTCAGATGCAGGAAAAGGGTGATCAAATCAGTGATAGGGACTTGTTGAAACAAGAAAAGGCTACGGACCTTGCTCGTGCTTGTTTCTTAGCGGTCCTGTATAAGGCTAAAATTCGTGTTGTTGAAGATAAAACACAGCGTATTCGTGTTGACTTTGAATATCAGAGTAATCAAGTTACAGACTATGCTCCTTACTTTAGGAACTTTCCTGAAGAAGATTGGCAGGTTATTCGCTTTTGGTGGGAAGGTATGATGTTCTATTTGCAAACAGAATATCCTCGTTGCTTTAAGCGTCAAGCTGTGAAAGGGCAGCCAAAGCAAAATAATCCTCTTGAACTCTATACACGTACAACGGCAACTATGCAAAAGTATCTTGGTTTAGATGAGACGGAGGTTAATAATCAGTTCTTCCAACTTGTATTGCAGCACATGGATAATATGGCTAAAGAGAATGATGAACTTGAAAGGATAAAGGGTAGTTAATGGTATTTATATCGTAGCTTTATGTTTATATATTGGTAGTGTTGCCTTCATTGTCCGTGATGGATAGTGAAGGCTTTTTAAATTGCTTTTGTCCCATAGTCTCTTGTTTTGTTTCTTATCTTTGCTATATAAATGATTTGATTATGGCAAATATTGATGCTAAGTTTGAACGATTTAAGAAGTTCTGTACAGATATTCTTTCTCAGAGTGGAAATTGTAAGGAGAGTCAAGCCGACATGGCAGCAGCTAATACAGTACCAGAGTTGGTAGCTGTGTGGATTAAGTATTGGCATGGACTTATTACAGAAGTTCCACAACAGACAATTGCTGCTCTTTCTGAAGTGTATGATGATTATAAAGACGAGATAAATGCTGCTGGTGTCTATTTTAATGAGAGTACTGATAAAGGTGAAGTTCTTGTTGGTGACTGTCCTAACGTCTTAAAGTTTAGAGATAAGGCTAAGGTTTATGTACTTGGTAAAGCCGAAGTTTGTGCTTATGATCATGTCTATGTTTATGCGGATAATGAAGACGCAAAGATTTTGTTGAATGATTACTCTCGTGGTAATATTCATAAAAGTACAGTTCATGCTTGCGATTGGTCTTCTGTTATCACAGACTCTAATAAGGTGTTTTGTGCTGATGCTGCTACGGTTGATATTACTGGTGGGGTTGTTTGTGATGCTGGTCATCGTGAGATAAATGCTTATAAAGGCACTGTGGTTTACTCAAACTTAAAGAAAGGTATCACTTTGGATAATACATCTAAATTATTAAAGAAAAATAGTTAATGAAGTCACACGTTACTATAAAGGCAAAAAGGAAATCGCTTGTTCTTCCTGATGATTTTACGCTTGATATTGATGATCAGAACCCTCTGTTTAACGAAACAGAAATGTTCTCCTACCCTGTCAACATACCTTTGATAGGTAATCGTTTCCTTGTAGGTAATGTTGATAGCGCAATAAGTGATATTCGTCCTGTTCAGTTGGAGCATACCCCTATGCGTATTCTTGTTGATGGTCTTCCCTTCCGTAGTGGTACTGCTGTCCTTGCCGATGATGACGAGGTAGAAGATGGTGTGTCTATGAATATAGCTTCTTCTTCGCAAAGTTTCGATAGCCTTATCGGGGATTTGTCTTGCCAAGACATACCCGTGAAGGATAAAATTCAGATTGGAGAGAAGATTGGTAATCTTGTTAGTGAAGTTACATATTCTTTTAAAGCGAAGATTACCCACAAAGGTAAGAAGGGCAGAAAGTTGTACACTTCTGATAAAGATGGTATTGCTAATGGTACATTTGAACCACAGGCATTAGGTTTCTCTTATCCAGGTGTATGTGTAGTTTCTGGTAATAAAGAAAAAGCAGAGAGAAAGACAACCTTATCCTATCCTAATAAGAACTCTGTTACTGTTCCAAAGGTTAAAACAAGTTTTATAAATGTCTCAGAGGCTTATCCTACAAAGCCTTATTGTAATGCTCGTGTTTGTTATAAGCATTTAGGACTGAATGATGATGGAACAACAAGCGATAGCGTTATTGCGCCCAAAGACGCTACCAATACGAATGAGGATGCATATCCTTATTGGG